CTCCGTTTGCTACTTCTTAATTAATCTGGGGATAACCCCTTAACTTTTGGAGATTAATTATGGGTATGCAATATGACGTAAAACAAGGACACCTAAATCAAAGTGGATTTTTGGTGTTGGGAAGAAATCGTGTCAAAGGTATTTCTTTTGTGGGTACTGCTACCGCAGGACAAGTCACGTTATTTGATACAACTACAGCCCCAGTAACCACAGCAACCTACGCACGTTCTGGAACCACAGTGACCGTTACGCAGTCTGCTCATGGACTAACCACAGGACAGGTTATTGGGATTGAGTTTAGCGCAGGAACAGGTGGCGCTGCGACTAACGGTAACTATGCAGTTACAGTTACAAGTTCAAGCGTATTTACTCTTACCGACATTAACACAGGCACTATTAGCGCTAGTCCAACCGCAGTCTATACCACGGGTAGATGGTTACTATCGTATGACGTAAGTGCAACGGATATATTTAACAACTCCCCACTAATTCCCGGAGAAGGTGTTGTAGCTGTGAACGGTATCTACGCTTACATGGTTAACTTAACGGCAGTTAATATTTATTATGGCTAAGAAAAAAGGTCCGTCTCTGGCTATTGGTAGGGGTGAGAAGCTACCTGTATCTAAAGGGGCTGGTCTTACCGCCAAAGGTAGAGCTAAGTACAATGCGGCTACGGGGTCTAATCTAAAGGCTCCGCAACCACAAGGTGGCGCAAGAAAGCGTTCATTCTGCGCTAGGATGTCAGGGATGCCCGGACCAATGAAAGACGAGAACGGCAAACCAACAAGGAAGGCTGCGAGTCTAAAAAGATGGAAATGCTAAACATGATGGAGTTGTGGACAAGCGCACTGACTATACTAATAGCAGTCATAGCCTATATGATGAATGAAAAGTTTACAGAGTTAGCCCGTATTGGTATATTGTTAAACAAAACCAGAGAAGAGGTAGCCCGTGATAACGTCACTAAAGCAGAAGTTGACCGCATTGTTGAACACATTGACGCAAGGTTTAACAAACTTGAAAACAAAATTGACCAGCTTATTAGCAGATAAAAATGCCAAGTAGCAGTAAAAAGCAGCACAAGTTTATGGAAGCAATAGCACATAATAAAGCTTTTGCTAAGAAGGTAGGGGTTCCACAGTCCGTGGGGCAAGAATTTTCAAACGCCGATAAAGGCAAAACTTTTAAAAAAGGTGGTGATATTATGGCTTCAAAAATGAACCCAAAAATGATGGCAATGATGGCAGCTCGCAAAAAACCAATGATGCAACCTGACATGGCTCAATCCGGTATGGCACAACCCGGAACTCCCGGAATGCCTATGAAAAAAGGCGGTATGGCTAAAAAACCTGTAAAGAAAATGAACATGGGCGGTATGGCTAAAGGTGGTGGCGTTGAGATAAAGGGCAAGACCAAAGGTACTATGGTTAAAATGAACCGAGGCGGAAGGGCTTGCTAAATGAAAAAGATGATGAAAAAACCTAGACGTTTTGAAGCGGGTGGCGAAGTTGAGGACGACCGCACTAGCAAAGACCAAGATATTGGTGATGATGTTCGTGCTCGTGCTAGGAAGTTTTTAGAGACAGGTAAAAAAGACGAAGAAGCAGAAACTCCTAAAGCTAAATCTTCCTCAAAACCTAAAGCTGCTGCTCCAAAAGCTGCTTCTTCTTCCTCTGATGATGAAAAAGTTGAAGGGTCTACATCTTATAACGAAGGTAAAAGTTCTAAAGTAACAACATATAGAGATAGACCTTTTACTGAAAGATTAAAAAGAGAAGCTAAAGACGCTGCTACAGAAATTGGTACTAGGATTAAAGATACTAGTCCAACAGACGCAGCTAGTATAGCGGCTAGTGTATTGCCTGTAGGAAGGGCTTTACAAATGGCTGGAAGAGTTGCTAAAGGACGTTCAGCTGAAGGTGTAGGTCCTAGTGAAGCTTTAAGTAGAAGAGAAGCCGCTAATAGGGCAGAAAAAGAAGCTACTGCTAAACGTAGTGACACAGCTAAAGAGGCTATAAAAGCTAAATCAGACCGTACTGAGTCTAGTGGTGCTATGAAAGGTGACTTTAAAACTAACGAGATTCGTAAAGGATTTAAGGCTGGTGGTAAAGTATCTTCTGCTTCCAAACGTGCTGATGGCTGCGCTGTTCGTGGAAAGACTCGTGCATGAGAGCCTCTAGAGGAATGGGCGATATAAACCCATCTAAAATGCCGGGTGGTAAAAAGAAAGCTCGTAGAGATAATACGAGCTTTACTCAATATTCCAAAGGCGGAGAAACAAAGTCTAAAGTAAACGAAGCTGGCAACTACACAAAACCAGAGTTACGCAAGCGTATATTTAATAGTGTTAAAGCAGCCGCAGTACAGGGTACGGGCGCAGGACAGTGGTCAGCAAGAAAAGCACAGTTGATGGCTAAACGGTATAAAGCAGCAGGTGGCGGGTATAAGTAATGGCGCTGGCTAAATCACAGCAATCTTTAAAAGCATGGGGTGAACAGAAGTGGACTACCAAGTCAGGCAAGAAGTCATCAGAAACAGGTGAACGGTATTTACCAAAGAAAGCAATTGAAGCGTTAAGCCCACAGGAGTATGCAGCAACGACTAGGGCAAAACGAGCAGGTAAGGCAAAAGGACAACAGTTTGTCCCGCAGCCCAAAGGAGTTAAGTCTAAGGTTAAACCTTATAGGAAGATATAATGGCATCAACATCGGGAACCACCGTATTTAACCTTGACCTAGCTGAGTTAGTCGAGGAGTCTTTTGAACGCTGTGGTTCGCAGTTACGCACTGGCTATGACTTAAAGACTGCTAGAAGGTCGCTTAACTTGATGTTAGTTGAGTGGGCTAACCGAGGTATTAATCTGTGGACGGTTGAAGAGGCTAGTATTATCTTAACTCCATACCAAGGCATTTATGCTGTGCCAGTAGATACGGTAGACATTTTAGACTTAGAAACCCGTACAAACAATGCTGACCCAACCAATCAAAGTGATATTAATCTCTCTCGTATATCTGAGCCTACTTACGCTACTATTCCTAACAAACTAACTACAGGTAGGCCCATTCAGGTTTACTTTAATCGTCAGTCAGGTAATAGTGACGTAACTGAATACTTGTTACAAACAGCTATTAGCGCAACAGCTACGACTATTACATTAAAAACAGCAACAAATTCTAGTATTGTTAACCTAGACTTAAGGTCAACTGGTTTCATTAAGATTGGCTCTGAGACTATTGCCTATACAAACATTGTTGGAAACCAACTTCAGAATTGCTGGAGGGGACAAAACAATACAACAGCAGCCACACACGCTGTTAATGACGCTATTACAGTACAGTATTTACCTTGCATAAACCTCTATCCAACACCAGCCGCAGGTTCAACTTACACATTAGTTTATTGGCGTATGCGTAGAATGCAGGATGCTGGCGGTGGTGTTAATGTACAGGATGTACCATTTAGGTTTATTAACTGTATGGTGGCTGGGTTATCTTATATGTTAAGTGTAAAGATTCAAGGTACAGACCCACAACGAATTATATTTTTAAAAGCTGATTACGAAGAGCAGTTTGGTTTAGCGTCTACAGAAGATAGAGAGACCGCCCCACTTCGGTTTGTGCCACGCAATATGTTTTACTATAGATAATGCCTACTAATTTTTCCTCTGGCAAACACAGTATTGCGGAGTGCGATAGATGTGGGCAACGATATAAGTTAGGTCAGTTAAGAAAACTAACGATTAAAACAAAAATGGTTAGTATTAAAGTTTGTCCAGAGTGTTGGGAACAAGACCAGCCTCAGTTACAATTAGGTATGTATCCGGTTAATGACCCACAAGCGGTACGGGAGCCAAGACCTGACATTAGTTATTACGCATCTGGAGTAGATAATGAAAATTTTCCCGGAGGTGGTAGTAGGGTATTTGAGTGGGGCTGGTACCCCGTTGGCGGCTCTAGCGGGTTTGATAGGGTGTTAACCCCCAATGCATTAGTTGCAGTTGGGACTGTAAATAGTGTAACTATAACTTAGGAGTAATTATGAAACACGAAGACGTAAAAAAAGATATGCCGATGATGAAAAAAGTAGCAGATGTTGAGGCTAATAAAGTAGTTAAAAAACATGAGAAGCGTATGCACGGCATGAAAGCTGGTGGTGTTACTTCTGTAGATATGAAGAAATACGGCAGAAACATGGCTCGTGTAATGAATCAGAAATCTGGCTCAAGGGGTCGATAATGGCAAAGTTCTCTAAGAAAGTTATGGGTAAA